CTACCTAAAAGCTTCTAGGCCACGAAGTATGCCAATAGCCACCTCGGCGACTCTGGCGGCCCCCATTTTATTAGGGTGCAACAGTGCCCCATCGTCATTGATATAGGTTCGGATGTTCAACGCATTCCAACCTGCATTACCCTGCACATCTACACACGGCAAGCCCCAGCGCTTGCAAGCAACCCGAATTGCCTCTGCGTAATCCAGCGTCGTCAAACCTTGCGTGTTGGTATATGCGTTTGGCCACCCGCGCTTGGCAAAGTCGTAAATTTCGCCATATGGAAGGGTGAACAGTGCCACCCTCTTGGCCGGGAAACGGGCCATCAACTTGCCGATCAGGGTATTAAGTGCGCCGTAAAAAGTCAGCGGATCAGTGGAATCCTGCGCGCCTAACGGGACGTTCTGCGCCCAGTCGTTAGTACCGGCCATGACTGTAACCAAATCCTGTGTGACCGGAATTGCGTTGATTCGGGTGTCCTGACACATAGCGGTGGTGTCTCCCACAGGACCTGACAGCTTCGTCCCACCAATCCCGAAGTTGGACCACTTTAACCCCAGGCTTGTTACTACGTCGGGCTGCCATGTCCCTTGCGCTGAGATGCTATCCCCCAAGGCCGCCCACGTTTTACCAGACCATTTGCTGGAACTCGCAGCGCCTGATTCTGAGTTTACCAGCGTCTCGCCATTCGGGCCTTCTACCTTCCAGCCGTAAGATTCAAAAGACGTTGATACGGCTCCTTTTTCCAGCTGGAACATATCCAGGTCGGTATGCCAGAGTGTGACTCGCGCATACGCTGCGCCAGCGGGGACAGCAAAAGTGAAGACGCCGCCTCCGTCATTTATCCCGCCCGCTATGACGGTAGAACCATCTGCGGCGAAGTAGCAGCTAAATCGCATTCTTCTGTTCGATACATATTGCTGTCCTGCTGTTACTGCGATTTTCTCTGTGGTGTCGTAGGTAGCCGAAGACGTCAGCGAGCCGCTAATCGGGTCAACTAGCTGACCAATAGTGGCCGCTGCTTTATTGAAAAGGTTTTTTCCTGCCTTAAGAAAATTGGTTTTTTCTCGCGTGACCGAGGCATCTTGCAGAGACGCAGTACCGACTGGTTCTTGAATCAACTTCTCGCCATTCGGGCCTTCTACCTTCCAACCGTACACCTCAAAGGATGTGGGTGCCGAGCCATGCTCAAGCTGAAATAGGTCTAAGTTGTTGTGCTCTAGGGTGATTCGCACATAAGCGGCGCCTGCTGGAGTCGTAAAACTGGAAATGTACTCGCTGGCTCCTCCTGATACCACGCCACCATCTGCGGCGAAGTAGCAGCTAAATCGCATTCTTCTGTTCGATACATATTGCTGTCCTGCTGTTACTGCGATTTTCTCTGTGGTGTCGTAGGTAGCCGAAGACGTCAGCGAGCCGCTAATCGGGTTAATGAATTGACCAATAGTGGCCGCTGCTTTATTGAAAAGGTTTTTTCCTGCCTTAAGAAAATTGGTTTTTTCTCGCGTGATCGAGGCATCGGCCATCGTCCTTCCACCTAAGGAGTTATCCTTTACCGCAAGCGGATCGAGAAATGCTCCTGCTATAAAAGGCTCAAAAGCGCTTTGCACTGAGCCGCTCTCTACCTGCGCAAATGCCCACTTGGATCCAGCACTAAACGAGCAGCGCATAAAGGCCGCCCCAGACGGAGCTGTCTGCGTTTTGTTCTGGTTGGCATCGCTAGTACCTGAAATGAAAACCTTTCTGGCGTTGTACCAGGTCCAATAATGCTTTTGCGAGGCGGTGTACACCTGTCCAGCGACGACAGGAATGAAGCCCGAACAGTTATAGGCGACGTTTGCTTGTAGGTCTCCCGCTATGGAATTAGGGAAGAATCCTAGCGCTACATCAGGTGCCGCAGGATTGAGTAAGTTCTTACCCTTGATCCCATTAACCTTCTTGTTGACAGCCTCTGCGTTAGGGTAGCGATCTACCTCAATCGCTACGCCAGCGCTGTTCTTGTACAAGATCAGGTACTCTCTCGACTCAGGGCTGGGCACGCTGAAGTAGCCGTCGTTATTGGTCCCTAGCAGCCCCAAAGCAGTGCTTGCGTAAGTCATCGCTCCAGCCGTCTGCGAAGCGACTTCAGCCAGAGACGCGGTTACTTTCGCCTGACCCAGCAACGCTTGCTTGGCAATCGTAGGCACAAGGCCAGACTCTGTAAGCACATCCTTTGAAGCGTCACCATTGATGTACTCGTGCTGTTTCCCGGCAGAGTCCTTGGCTTGGGCAGCAGCCTCCGCCAGTTGCCCGGCATAGGCCTGCAGCGATTCAATATCAGACATTTATGTTTCTCCAGGCGAAGAAATACCGCAGCGCTGGCCAGGTAATCGTTTGGGGTAGTTGCTGTTTGATGACTCGCAACGGACTAATATCCGGGGGCCTTGCCAATCGCACGCCAGTGAATCGTGGCGCTATATTTGTCGGTGTCGTTGAAGAGTTGGTATTGCGTGGCACTGATGGCTCGCGCACCTGCTGCGTTGCCGTCACCATCCTCAGCATTAGGCGTCACCTTGTTACCAAAGCAGTTGTAGACCTCTGCGAAGGGCGTCGGAAAATTGATGGCTGCACTCACGCTATCTGCGCCACATGCGCCGCTTCCCCATTGCTCTAGAAAGCCCGTGGCCTTATCAAGGTGCCAGCCCGTGGCCGCCATAAGCGCAGTATTTTTGTCTTGCTTGGTTGTCCCTAAGTTGTCTATCGCGGCTTGCTTCGCAACCAACGAGGTGTTTATGGCTGCCAAGAAGTCATTAATCGCTAACTTGGTGTAAGCATCTCCAATGCCATAACCGGCTAACGTAATCGCGTTGTTTGCCTTCTTCGAAAGCCACCAGTCCACTTCAGGCTGTGAATACGTCTCAAGCTTTGTATAGGCATCAAGAATGCCGTACCCGGCCAATGTCGTTGCTTTAAGTGGGAAGCTCGCCCCAAAGGCCTGAATGGCCTTGAGTAGCTGCGTGTTGTCGTTGGCATCAAGCTCAGGCAGGTAAGCCAGAATGAAGTTGGCCAGCTCTTCCTGAATCATGTTCAGCCACTCAGCCTTAAGTGGCGTTGGTGCCACTCCACCGGCAGCGGTGCCGTAGCGGAACAATCCCAAGACCGTGACTAGATCGGTCCAGCTGGAAATTCTTTGCATGCTATAGGTCCTCGATGCCGATCACGGCGGCGGGCACCACGTAATGGATGGCGTTAAACAGTTGGTCCACTTTGTCGGCAATGCCGTCGACGACTTCTTTGCCGTATCCGAAGACCACGTCTGTATTTCCCGGTCGGCGGTCGGTGATTCGAGACTCCATGGCCACGGCGGTGAATGCCGAAAGCGGCGCATTCATGCGCCAGGTGAAGGGCCAGTCGCCTGAGTAGATTGGATCGCCCGTGTTCAACAGGCCGACTACGGGAACCCTGAAGCTCTCGATGGTGGCTGGTACGCCGAAGAGAGAAGCCAAGCGGATGAAGTACGGAATGGACTGGCCGCCCAGGTCAGCCATGGCAGCCTCAACAGCCCGCACGCGCTCTTCCTGAGATGCACCGGCAGCCGGAGTCAGGTTGTAGGTCCGCTCCCAGTCGGTAATGTAGTCACCTGCCGTGCTGGGGAAAATAGCGCTCTCTATGGCTTCAAGGCCTTCCAGGGCATCGCCTAAAACAGTGCCTTCGGCAGTGAGTTGGGCCACTAGCACTTTGCCTTCGGGGTCATATGAGACCGGAGGTAGCAGCGTTTGAAGCTGCTCGATCAGGACATCACTCATCAAGGGCCTCCAAGGCAACGGTGCCGAGGCGAATCCAACTCACCACTGCGGGGTCGCTAGAGGAAGAGACATTGGTTGCAGGCGTGACCAGGTCGAAATCCACGACCCCGGCCAGGCTGCTAATTGCAGCTGTCAGGCGAATGCGATAAAGAGTTTCTTGCGGTATCAGCGGGTCGATGACGCCAGCAACCGCAGACTCAATAGGCCCTTGCAGGTCATCCAGCGCGTACCCTGTGGCCGGTGCCAAACGTAGCGCCAAATTGACGTCCAGGATGGCGGGAGTGAACACCCATATGTCCGCCCCGGCCGGTGCCACGCTGTCGATAAAGGCTTGGCAGGCAGCGATAATATCCGCCGACGACGGGCCCCCGGCCGAGGTGATCACCACATCAATGGCGTTGCCACCACGGCGCTTGGGAATGACCAGGACAGTGGATACACCGTCCACGGACAATGCCCAACGTCGATAGTCGGCCAGGTTTCCACCGCTCGGCGGGTTGCGCAGTACGTCCAAGTAACGGGCTAAAAGGCTCTCCTGCTTTTCATCGTCTGTGCCGCCCTTGAGTGCCTCCAAGGTACAGGCGCTGTCCACGCCCAAAGGCGGGCTGGTAAGGGTCGCGGCACCTGATAAACCGTTAAGCGCGGCTCCCGTGTCGATGGTTGCCACGGGAGCGACTGCGGTTCCGTTCGGGGCAAAGGTAACTGCCGCCGTCGTTGTAAGCACTGTGCCACTGGCGGTATGACGGGCTTGTGATCCGACGGGAAGTGGCACCCCCGCAGCGCCAGTGAGCGCGAGAGTGCTACCCGCTACCGTTGCTGATTTTGGGTACACATCACGTGTGGCCGCGTGCCTTTTGAGTTCGTCGAAGTCCGCGCTATCGGGGAAGATCTGCCTGGCAGTCCATGCCCCTTGCTGGTGAATGCCTTCGGCGACCGCAGAAACCGAACTGGCGCGGACATAGTGGTCGCTGTCACTGGTGATGTCGGCATCAGGTACTAACGCACGAATTTCGCGCAGGGCGCGGGTTCTAATAGTTTCGAATGGGGGAGCGATGTAGGGCATCAGATCACTCTCACTGATTGTTCAAAGGTCTGGCGACCGGTCGGTGCTTCGACTTCGATGAGCAGCCGTAGCCAGCCGTCATGCTTCTGCTCTGCCGACACATCGACAGAGGTTGCTCGGCCATCATCAATAAGTCCTTGCAGCGCCTGCTGGGCGTACTGAACGGCCAGCGTGCCGACACGGGCTTTATCTTTTTCCCGACGCAGTTCATGAAGTAGGGAACCCAACAAGGGATCGGCCCAGTAGCTACCGAATGGAGTCATAAGGCGCAGGTACACGGCGTTTGCCAGCGTTGAAATCCGCTGACCTGTCAAATCGCCTGTAGTTGGGTTTATGCCTGCATCCATGGGAAAACAGAGTGCCCCGCGTGCGTGCGGGGCGGAGTTTCGTCGGGGCGTAAGAATTTCGCCCCGGAAGGGTTACTGCTGCTGGGTTGGGGTAGGGCTATTGCCGTGTTGGTGGCCGTTGTAAATGTCACGGTCGGCTTGCATGCTACGGAGTTGGTCGATCACCTCGGCGTCCGATTGAATGTCGTCTTCAGCATGAATCTTTCCAGTGCTCTCAATCAGCGGTGTTTCAAAACGGACCTTTGTACCGGCTTTGATCAGTAGAGTTTCGGTCTCGACCTCGATCACACGCCCCCGCTTAAGATGAACGTGGTCGCCTTCGTCTGAATAAATGGCCACCTCGCCATCTTTGAGCGTGATCCGATACCGGGCGTCCTCACTCGCAACAACAACGGCATGATTACTGTTGCCGCCAACCGGAATGACTATGTATTCAGCTCCTGGTAAAGGCGCAGAGGTGTATCCATAGTGTTGGAACAACTCTCCCGTCACGGGCTCTCCTGCCAAGCCTTGAGCCTCGATACCAATCAGTTTGCCGTGAGCATTTCGAGCCGCCACCGCACGGAACGCCTGACGAAAATTGGCACGCTCAGCTTTGGCTTGCTCGCGAAAAGAACGCCCTAGACTTCTCATTGAATGCTCCTGATCATTTCAATAAAGGCCGCGTCCTTGTTCGACTTACCTTTGTGCTTTTTCAGTGGGTTCCCATCAAGAACCCACATCTTGTCTTCTCTGAACCGCAACTCCGTCATCGACCCTTGCCGGGTTAATCGCAACGTTCTAGACATAAGAAAGTACACGGCATCAAGGCCATGAGGCTCACTGCGGATAATGACGCGCTGACCTGGTGTCCAAACACTCCCATTGCCTGCTCGATGACCTTGAACGACAGCGCGAATCTCAAAGCCCTCCAGCTTGCTGTCAGCCAAAACCTTGCGTGCTCTCGTGGTGGCCATGCTTTGGTTTTCACTCGAACTGTCGATCACGACCTTGGGCCTGAAGATTCCGCGACGGGCCAAGGTGTCGTCCTGGACAACGGACTTCAAGTGCGAACGCGTAGTGTCCAGCCCGTCGTTGTCGTACTGCCCATGCTGCCCCAGCACAGTCACCTGACTGAATCGATTGGCGATAGATCGACGTACAGACAGTCGCTCGACGTTGTTTCCTACACCGTCCAGCCGCAGGATTAGAGTCGCAACTGGAGCCGATGTGTAGTCAGGCCCACCAACAACCAGCAAACCGTCCGGCTCGACCCAAGGCCACAATCCATTCGCCTCAGCTACCTGCAGAAGAGCCTCCCACGCTGATTGACCAGGTTCGATTTGAATACGGCGCCTGATTTTTGCATTGGCAGCGCGAATCTCAACACGTGTAATACCCAGCGGTGTTACTACTTGCTTGATGATTTCCGCCAGAGAGGCTTCTCGCATCGCCACAAATGGAGCTGAACAGTCCACCAGTACGGCAGCCTTATCCCGGCCAGTGACCCGGATCGCAATACCCCGACGTGAAATGTCGTGCTCAATCTCGTCTATCTGACCGGTCAAGACACGGTCTCGACCAAGCGTTAGTTCGCAACTCGCGCCCTCAACCAGGACTTTAGGGAGCTGTATCGTGTCACGAGTAAACAACTCCAACTCAAATGCATCAGCAGGCGTCAGCAGGTCAGACTCAACTGACCAGCCGTCCCAAGTCTCGTGAGTCAAACCACCGATAGACAGGCGAATGGTTTCGTCAGTTTGCATAAGCCCTCAGCACCGTTCCCGTCGCGACACCGTAGGGCGTGCGCAGTGTTGGATTAAGTCGCAGCAGCTCTTGGGCACGGGTGTTGTCACCGTACCAACGATGCGCCAGCAGTCGCAGGCTTGCAGTGCTTTCTACACGGCGTGTGATCAGCGGTGGGCGTTGTAGAATCACTTGACGTGCTCTTATCTGGATCAGAGCCGCAATGGTCCTAAGCCCCTCAATCACAGGCAAAGCAGTCTCAATCTCGTAAAGGCGACGGTGCAGCAAAATTGCGGACTGGATCAAACTCCGCACCAGGTTAACCAAACGCTCCAGTTCCTCTGGGCTCAGCGACAACTGATCCGTCTCGGCCTCGATCACAACACCTACCGCTTCGGCATAGCTCAAGGCAAACTCAGTGATGACCAGGACGACCAAGGCAAAAGCCACGGCTTCAATAGGATCGTCTGGCATAGCGTCAGGCAATGTGTCCTCATCAGGTTCCTCTCCCTGACGCCCTTTCGCTAATAACCCCGAACCAGTACGTGCCACTTCGGCGGGTAGAGCATCTGATCCAGGCATAGTGGACGGTATGCCTGACCTGGTTAACAGTTCAGTTGATGTACTGGGAGTACTCCCCTGAATGGCAGAGCGTATTTCGGTTGGCGTGCGTGCCAAGTCAGTCAACGGATCAAATGCGGTTGAAGTACTTTTAGCCATCGATGCAGCGCCGGAAACAACCCCGAGTATTTGTGACCGTAATTGCTGAAGGCGCAATGTATGACCTGGCAGGCCAAGCACTTTTTCCATCAACCCTGTCCAACCGCCACCGATCCATGACTGTATTTCGGAGACCAGGGAGTCAAGTCGACCGAACAAATCCAACACACCATCTTGCCACTTAGCCTCATCAGCCATGTCCAAAGTGCTGGTGTCGACAAACTCGAACTGCTGAGCAAAGAAAGGCTGGCCCGGCTTGCTCTCTAAGAACTGAACCGCGACTTCCGCATAGTCTCGGCGCTCTGCACGGTGGATCACCTGGTAAGTAGCATTGGTGACATTCACACTCCCGTAAATGGGGTGGATCAGTTCAGCTGTACCGCCGGTGTCTAATGCTCGGAGTAGGTTCTGCAACTCCAGCATGTAGTTTTCGCCAAAGATCACCACTTGCAATGCAAACTGGCGAGCACCCCGGCCCAAATCTTCTACATCATCACCATCCACATACGGCACACCATGCTGGCTAAGCGCTCGTTGTGCGGATAGGTCTTCACCGACCACATTGATAGGGACGCCACGATAAGATGCGTCCAGAAGGTTATCTGCCCAAGTCATTGGCCGCGTCTCAACTGGATGTCCAGGCGACGCTCGACCTCAGCAAAGATGTGGTCAGAGTCGGTTCGCAATTCAATTACCAGAGGCTTGCCAAGCAATTCGTTCAGCCTTTTGGCTGCCGCAATGGTGGCCATTCCAGAATCGACAGCGCGGTTGGCCACACCAGCCGCCCAACTGTTGGCTCCCTCGACTGAAGACCCGGCAGCAGTAAGGCCTGTTTCATTCTGTGCCAGACGCCGAGCCTGCTCTGAAGCCCAACTGGATGATTGGTTGGGATTTTGATCGAGCAAGGAAATACGATTGCGGTAATAAGAGGTTTGATAAGTGCGCTGGCCATCATTAAGAAGCTTGTCGCGGGCAACCATTGCCAAACGATCTTGGTCCGTTTGCTGTGCTGTCGAACCGCCGATCTGTAGAGCGCTTAAACCCAAGGCTGCGGGAGCAAACCAAGGCGCTATAAAACCACCAGGCTTACCCTTACCAGGCCCCGAAGGTAGATCAGGGGAACCAATACCGGCCATGTTGGAGGGCCAGTTGGTAACGAACACCGACGTAGTGCCCGTTGCTTCTTCTAATACCTTGCCCACGGCAATATTTTTCAAGGTATCTGCACCGCCAAGAAACTTGTTAAACAATGCCCCCGCGCCAGCTTTGGCACCGCGCCCCGCATAGTAGCCGCCAAGGCCCAGTGCCGCTCCACCAGCCAGCATCTGCTCGCCCGACAAGTTCAAGTCATCCAGGAGGTAGCTACCAATGTCAGCAAACCCTTTGTTCAAGGGTGTAGCCATGCGGTCAATCGCTTGGCCGAGCGTGGCTTTCACACGAGTGGCAACACCACTGGCACTTTCCGTGTTTTCCTTCAGGTCTCGACCAATAATTGGTCCTGAATCAAAAATTGCCGAAGATCCAGACGAGAAGTTCTCAAGCCTGTCGCCAGTTAGCATATTCCTTACACCGCGAACTGTGTCTTGGTCCATTCCCTTAAAAACAATCCCCATGAATCTAGCGCGCTCTTCATCAGTTTTCATTTTCTCGAACTTATGCTTCAAGTCACCAAATACGTTTTCAGGGTTCCTTGAACTACCGTCCTTATTAAAAAAACTGACGCCGCTAGTTTTTGTGATCTGATCACGATATTGCTTGACACTAAATATCCGAAGCGTTGATTCAGCTAGTGTCCCCAACCGATCGGGCTGTTGCTCTACGAGAGATAAAGCTTCAGTAAATGCCAGCGCCTGTGACAAGGACATCCCTGCAGCCGCTGCCGCACCACCAATTTTCGGGAATAAATCAGCAAGGTTTTCAAGCTCAGCATTACCAAGACGCCCGGCAACTGTCATTTTTTGCAGAAGATCTAAAGCAGCTCCAGATTTGTTTAAATCAATGTTGAAAGCACTGGCACCGGCAACGACAGCCTTTCCCAAAACAGCAGAGTCTGCCCCTGTAACTGCTGTTGATTGACCAATGGCATCCGCTGTCTTTTTGGAGGCGTCATAATTAACGCCGGAAGCAATCAGGGTATTGAAGCCGCTATCTACGTCTTCACGGCTTACTCCATATGTTTTGGCAATTCGCCAGCCTTCATTTCTCCATTCCTCTTTTTGCGCAGGCGTCATATCTGCAGTTTGCTTAGTACGGATTAATTGGCGATCTAGACGTGCATTGCCAGTTAACCCCGAAGCCAAGCCCAGTCCAACACCGAGTCCCGCCAATTGCCCCTGAGCTGTTGAACCAAGGCCTTTGACTCGGTCGAATTCTCGCCGGACACCTGCCGCCACAGTTTTCAGCATGCGCAGGTTACGGCCTCCGTTTTGCGCAAGACGACGAAGGCTGTCATCAGTTCTCTCAACACTTCGACGAAGAGGCTCTGTACCTTCTTTGGTCGTCCGCGCTAACTCTGCTTTTGAATCGCGTGCCGCTTTACGCCCAGCTTTAGCCATTTCCTTTAGTTCGTCATTGGTCTTACTGACCTCAAGACGGTTTTGTGAGCCTGCTTTCGTGGCCTCACGCATCGAAGTGCGAATGACCTGGTAACTGGCTGCGCCAACTTGTCCAACTTTGGTAATGGCAGCCCCGGCTTTCCAACTCTCATTGGCAAGAGACTTAGCGCCTTCTTTACCAGCCTTACGCAGATCACGCTCAAGTGCCTGAACTTCTCGTCGACTGTTGCCAGAACTGGCCTCAATGCGAAGCGCAACGCGCAGATCGGAACTCATCGAAGTTACTCCAGGTAGAATTACGGGCGGACTTAAGGCCCATGAACGGGCCTTATTTACTGCGTGCTTGGTCTTTTTTCTTTTGCCGCTTACTGACGTAACGCGGACCTTTGCGCTTGCCTATGATCAGTTCAATCCTGGCATCAACCTCGGCCTTGGGCATGCGCCTGATCTCTTCTAGGCGGTACCCATGTCGGACGAAGACGTGCTCGATGCGCCGCCAGTCAGCGAGGCCTCGCTCGGCGGCTTGAGCTTTTTTTCCAGCTCTTCATCCGCCGCAGCAATCAGCGCCAGATCTGATTCGGTCAGCGACTCGCGCAACAACTCGGTTGTCAGGACTTCTGCAGGAATATCACCGACAGCCAAAAGCTGATTGCGGTAAACCTCAAGCGTCACCAACTGAAACGGACCATTGGGATGACGCTCCTGGGCTTTGATCAGGTCGCCAGCCATACCGACACGCAAAGTGAACGACTTGTGGAATGTGCCCGCATAGAAGACACCAACACCCAAATCCTTGGTAATAGTCAGGCCTTCCCATTTTTTATCAATTTGGCTCATAGCCTTACTCCTCGTAGTAATTCAAAGCACTGACAGTCAGGTCGCGAGTGGCTTCACCCTCAACCTGGTACTTGCTACCCATCTCGATCAGAGAGCAACCCGTCCAGGTCTCACGCTTGCCACCACCTTCCTGTGGATAAATGGTGATCTTGGCGTCTACCAGGGCACGCCAGTTAGGCTCGCCGTTTTTAGGAATGGCGACTGCGATACGCAGTTCGTGCTCTTCCATCCCCTTGGCTGTTCCAAGCGGGCGACCAGTGCGGTTCATCGTTTTGACGATGGTTCGACCGGTCTTGAGCGATGGCTCAAGGCTGGTCACTTCATAGTCCGTGCCGTTCAGCTCAAGCACGATCTGGCCTACATAGTTATCGGACATCTAAACTCACCTCTTACAAGAGCAGGTCGATACGACCGGCGAATACATGCAGGCCGTTTACGACATCAATGGGAATGCTGGCATTGAGTCGATTCACGTCTTGGTCCGAACGCTCGACGACCAGGCCAGCCGCGTTAGCATCGACTTCCTCGACAATTTCCAGCTCTTGCATCTTTTTAAGGACGTCCAGCAGTTCGCCGCGTACAGCTGCAGGCGTCTTGCTGGACAGCTTGGAGCGAGGAAATCGAAGGCGGATACGAGTGCGGCATGCGTTGCGTACGTAGTACAAAGTCCGCATGGTTGTCAGATCCAGCAGGGAAACGTCTTCAGCACCTGCTGCTGACTTTGTGTACGTACTGACCGCACGGACGATCTGCACGATATCGCCGGGGCCGACCTCAAGCGGCGTTACACCGTTGGCCAACGCTGTTTCTTGCTCTGTGCGACCCAGGCGGCTGCTGATGGCTGGAGCGCTGATGCCTGCCAAAGCCAGCGTATTAAGCGGACGGGCAGGATCTTCTTCAGACGCAATCATTGCCGCGTACGCCGCTGCTACCTGACGAGCACTGGAAGTGGTGCCCGGCAAAAGAGCCACGCTGATTGCCCCAGCATTGAGTGCGGTAGCCAGTGTGGTGGACGCTGACAGTGACGACACAACCGCACCAATACCCAAGATGCCCTGCTGCTCAATGGAGTTGGTATAAGTTGCGATGTGGGTTCGCAGCGCGGTCATGGCAGTTGCACTAAACCAAGCCGGAACCAAAAGGGTGAAACCGCCCAAAGCAGTGGAGTCTAGTGCCGGGGCGATATCTGGTTCAGCCTCGCCCTGGACGACAACCCCGACCAAAGAAATGGCGACGTAACGATATGCCTTGATGGCTGCATCTACCATTTCGGCGGCAACAGCACCGGCCAGGGCCTTTGCCTCTTCAGCACTGTAAACCTGAGTGGGAACGTTGGCAGCCAGCGTTGCACCTGCTCCCAGTGGAACAATCAAGCAAATGCTTTGCGCATTGGTTGGAAGCGTACGCACGGCCAGGCTGGTGTTGAACTCAAAATATGAGCCAGGCTTACGAATAGACGGCGGGATAGTGTCAAAGGCGATGCTCATTCAGCAGGCTCCTGTGTGGTTCTTTTGGCACCGCTGCGGCCTTTCTTGACCAGTAACTCGCCTGCAGCAATACGTCGACGGTAGTAAGAGGTGTTCAGCACCTCGACAGGCTCTTGACCTGGCTCTATGTGCTGACGTGGATACCCCTCCATGGGGACCCGGTGACCAGGTGCGGCGGTGACGAGCATTACAGCCCCTCCAGTTTAATGAGGTCGCTGGCCACGGGATCTGGCTCACCGACCTGTTGGTACAGCATGTCAACACCTTCCAGATCCGGCAGTTGTTGTTCGGGTTTGGTCCAGTCCAACTCAATCGAAAAGGACTGCCCAAGAACGGACATGTAGTCCGTCTGGAACTTGCCAGTGACCAGGTTAGAAAGTTCAGTCGGCTCAATCCGGGCACGATCAGGCCAAGGTTGCCAATCCACCAACTGGTGCATGCAGGCCTGCCACAGGTCGTAACTGCCAATGTCTTTGGCCGTTGAGCCACGCCGGGTCTCCCGCTCACCGCGTGGATGGCGGGTAACAATCACCAGGCGAAACGTAATGGGCATGCTGTAGCGGTTCTGGCTGCGCTTACGAAATCCTGCCTTTGGCACCATCAGCAATACAGCCGGGCAACGTTTCAGCAGGCCCGCAATCAAATCAGAATCGCTGAGTTCACCGCCGTAACTCTCCACGACCAGGCGGTGCACCTTTGGGATCAGCTCCCTTAACCGCGCCTCAATCAGATCCTCCAGTTCGCCCAGCATCAGAGACGCCTCAATGAGCCACGATCCATCAGCCGTGGTGCTGCAATGATTTGCAGACCTGAGCGCCCGGCCTCAGCAGCGCCGCGTTCCTTGTCCTCTGCGGCTAAAGTCTCCAGCCGCTTGAGCACATCCTTGTAAAGCACTCGGACAGTGGACTCTTCCTTTCCCGCGTCGTCGTAGAGGTGATACCGGGCGATCTCGGCTAGATCGTCAGTCACCCAGGCCGGAGCATCTTCATCGACCGGACGAAAGCGCAAGTAGAACGAAACCTCACTTCGCGCCCTGGTGACGGCATCGGCGATCCGTGCCATTGCAGCCACCGCAATAGCCACATCCTCTGCGGCCCATTCATCCAGAGAGGCACCTGACGCTGCCGCCACCAACAACTCGGGTTCAATGGAGCGCTTGTTATCAGGGACAGCTACTTCAGTGATATCACGGGCGCCGAAGCGCACCATGAGCTGACTGGCTGACGGCAGCGAAAGATTCACTTGGTCGCGCTCCCAGGCTTAACAGGTTTTTTCTGAGGCTTAGGATCATCCTTTACCTGGCCGGTGGCACGCCGAGCCTCTTCGGCCAAGGCCTCTTCCCAAAGAGCATTGATCTCAGCCGCCTGCTTGTCGGCAGTGCGCTGTAGATCCTCCAGCAGTGCTGCGGCCCAAAGGGTTTCGATTTCCGTCGACAGAATGAAGGCATCACGTTGTGAGTTTTCAAGCAGGGCTTCCTCCCAAAGACCTTCAATGTCACTACGCGACAGGCCACCTGCTAGCGATGGATGATCCTGCCCAAGGATGGCAACGTCCTGGTGCTTAGACGCTGTGTCACCCATAGCCGCAATGCCTGCCTTACCCAAGACCGACACGGTAATTTCACTGGACAGGCCCGCTTTCTGAATCGGCGAAGTGCCATTGAGCAGCTCCTGTTGATCGTCCAGGTCTGCATCAACGTAAGACACAACCAGTTGCGGATCTTTGCCCAGTGCCTGGAGCTGGGCAGCCGTAAAATGATCATCCCGGTACAGGGTTGGCTCAGAGGAGTGAGCGATACCACAGCGACGAAAGCCATGCCGTTTGGCTGCAATGATGATGGCCATGTTTGTCCCCTTAACCTAACCAGGCTGGTGAAAGGATTTCAGCTGTACCGGCCCACGGGTTGCCGCTGTTCGCATCTTTAACCAAGATGGTTCGTGCGGCGCCTTCCAACTGCGATGGCACAACGAGCAGGCCAGGGTTGATGCCCAGAGGGCGACCGCCGTCAGCCTGGAAGTTCTTCATTGCAGCGCGTGCCAGACCGTAGTTTTCGGCGGTCAAAGGAGCGCGGGAGCAATACGCAAATTGCCAGAAGCCGAAGCCAACGTTCACACGAGCGTCCACACCGAAGCGGTACTCGTCACGCATGAAGACCTGTTCATCGTCCATGCTGGTCATTGCCTTGAGAGCATAGGGACGACGGTTCTGGAAGATGATCGGTTTAATTGCACGGCTGACATCGAGCAAGTACCAGGCAGGGCCTGTGCCTTCTTGGTAGTTGCTCACGGACACTGCATCACCGGTACCGTCTGTCGACGGATAAACAGGGTGATCGGTATCGAAGAAGAACTGCCCGTCGTAGCACAGCGTGGTCAGCCCTGCTTTCAGTAGGGCGAACACCAACTCGTCAGGATGTGCCGTGGATGCACGGCCCATTTCAGCGAACAACGGCTTGTATACGCCGATCTCGTCGTCTTCGATGGCATCGCGAGGGACGCCAACCGACGACTCGTACTTCTTGTTTGTGATCGAGTAACCGTGTGCCGCCATGTTCTTGAGCACACGCTCGCCAATCCACTCACGGAAAGTCGGGAATTGCCCCAGCCAACCATAGGTGTTACTGGCCGACGATGACGGTACGAGCGTTGCGATACGCGCCCAGTCGGTTGGCGTTGCGGCTTGAGCATTTTGGAACTCGGCCTTGAACGCTGTGAAGAGCGCGGACAAGGTGCCTGAAGTAATGATCATGAATCGCTTCCTTTATATAGAGGGTGTTACGCCTTGCCCTTGATGAAGTCCGCTTCGCTCATACCCATCAGCTTGGCGACCTGTTGTTCTTCAGCATTGAGTGCTGTTTTGAGGTGCTCAGATTGGCGATCCCCCAGATCCGACGGCGCTGCCACCACGGGCGCTGCAGTCACAAATTCTTTGAAGCGAGCCAGACCCGCTTCGTCTTGGCACATGGCACGGTGATAATCCACCGTTGCCGGGGTGATCTTTCCGGCCTGAGTGGCAGCAGCAATCACTGCATCAACTTCCTTGTTGTGCTCAGTCTTTTTCTGAGTGGCCAAGGCTTGCTCGGCGTTGACAGCGCGCACGCCCAGGGCGTCGTAGTCGGCACGAGGGACGAACTGCGTAAGGTTTGGCTTTTCGGCGTTTGCCGCTTGAGCCGTGGCCTTGAGCTGCGTGGTAGCCGCAATGGCTTGTTCTTCGGTGGCTGTCTCCGGCAAGCCGAGTGCAGCCAAAAGCGCAGGTGAAAGCTTCACAGGCGTGTTCTCCATGGTTTCTTGATTGAGTGCTGTCAGCAGAAAGTTGGGTTTGTTGGTCAGCCCGGCGCTGACCAGGCGCGCAATGCGGGTCGTGTCCGGATCGAAGTCGAAGACAGGGGAAAGGAAGCGGTACTCGCGGTTGATGACTTGCTCGGACGCACGGGGTGTCCAGTCAACCAACCCCCACAGCGCCCCGTCACGCAATTCCAACTGCTTGATCCAACCAGCAGCAGGAGCTGACTCGCCCTTTGTCGCGCGATGCTGGGTTGCGTGCTCCCAATCAATAGGCAAGTCGATAGCTCGGCCCATAAAGCTGGACTGAACCAACATCCCGGCTTGCTCATCGAACAGCCATTGCCGACCGTCGCGGCCAATGACGTTGGGGCCTGCCGGGATTAGTTCGACCCACTCCGGGGCCTTGCCGTCAGAGACGGTGGCGGAAAGGTCGGTGTTAAGAGCGAGTTGAGTTTTCATGCCGCCAGTGTCGGCGGTCTATCAAAGGCGGGGAGTTTCGTCAGGACGTAAGATCTTTGGGGCCCTGAGACAATAACCGTGGCGAGAGACACCACGCGGGCGCGTACAGGATACCGCTTAAAGCAAATCTAACGCGGGTCTAACGCTTGTATAACACTTGCATGGCAACGGATGTACCCAAAACCTCTGTGCGCGCCGCCTACGCGATTACAGGCAGTTAACCTGAAAACCCTTCCTTCAAGTAATCACCCACGATGGCCAGGATTTCGGTTTCGTCTTCAGATGACAGTCCGAGATAAGGCCTTGCTGGCATTTCCGTGGTGCTGGCACCACGGGTCACCCATTGGGCAAAGTTGGATTTGCTCTTCTTTACGAACCGGTTACCAACTGTTCCGTCTTTGCCTTGTCGGAAGTATGCCTGCTGAGACCGGGGGGCTTGCTCGATCTTGCCGCCGAACTGGTGGATGGCCCCATAAGGACGATCAGTGCCGAAGGCCAGTTCATTGTTGCTGACGTTGTGACGCATCGTGTCCTGGAGCGTTCCCTTTTCACGCAGGATACGAGTGCTTTTCTTGCGGGCCAGGGTTGATGCTGCCAACGGCGCCCAAGGTGATCCATCTGGGGCAATCTGCTGCCTGAACCGGTCGTCGGTCGATTGATGCAAGTACTCGGCGATATCGTTAAGAGGGGTCGTTAGATTGCCTAACCGCTCAATCAGCTCATCAAAAGCTTTGCCTACAGCACTTTCATCAATAGAGACTTCAAGCATTGCCCCGGCCATTTGTGACTCCTTACTTGGTTCGGCGGTAAAGCAGAACGCCCAGGCGCAATGCTTCCAGATACTGCTCGCTATCATCCACAAAGTCGGTGACACCAGCCCAGTCTTCAGCACCTTGATCGAAGACTGCCACAGCGGGTTCGGCTTTCCCCTTTACTTGGAAGTGCGCCAGGTAGCGACGGCGTAGCACTGCCTTGCCCTGGTCGGGAAGCCACTCCAGTCGTGCCCAAATCTCGTCAGGCGCTTTGATAGCCTCTGCCAGCAACGGTAGCTCTCGGGCATTAAACGCTTGAGCCACAGTCTTTGCACCGGTTTTGGCATCACCAAACATTCCCCGCCCAATGACAAGCGGGTCTCCCGTTACGTCACGAAATACCGCTGGAGCGGTATCCGTTGCGCCAAACTCGCCCAAGAACTGGGTGATCGCCTTCTGCTGCGTGACTCTTGCTGGGAGTAAAACCTTTGCAGGCATCTGACGCGGCTCTGGCAACGGGCCTGTCGGTTTTCGATTGGGTAAGCCAGCAGCCGCTACAGTGGCAGGGCCTACTGACGGTGCAGGCAATGGATGTTTAACGCTTAACTGGGGCACGTAGTTTGTCAGCCGTGATTGACCTGGTGCGTATTCGAAGCCTGGATCGATACCCTTTGGCACCCGGACTGTACGGGGACCATTCGGGCTATTTTTGCCAATGACTCTATCCTCCCATTCAATCGGCGGTGCATTGCCAACCGTGAGCCCCATACGGTCCAAGTCACGCTGGCTTGCCATGAACTTCTTACATTTGCAGCCCCAACCGTTCTGCGGGTTATGGGTTGACCACCATGGGTCATCGAGCGGCAACGTGACACCGTTCCAAGCCAAGTGTTGTGGCCGTGGGTGGGCACTATCGCCGTGGCGGTACACGCCATAGGGTCGGCGCTTACGCAGCTCAGGGTCAGCCATTTGCGCATCGCGGCCAGCGTTATAGGACTGACGCAGGTTGGTTTCCCAAATGACATTGGTACGCCAACCCCGCTCACCGTTGTACTGCCAGCCATGTTGGCCAACGACCTTGTCAAAGTCCTTACGAAACTGCTCCAAAGTGGTGCCGCTGGCGATGGACTTCTCGACAGCACCTCGCAGATCGGCCAGCAGGTCGCGCTTTACAGCACCGGCCACAACAAATGCATGGTCATGCTGGGCGTTATAGATGTCCGTCCAGGAACGGGTTGGTAGATCGACCTTGCCACGGAAGTAGTCGATCTGCTCCTGAAATGGAGGTGAGCCGTGAGAGACCGCCACTACAATCCCCTCAAAATATCATCACGTCCGGCCAGGCTGGCGGCAGTCAGCCCGTCAGCAATGGCGTCCGCCAACTGACTGGTGGTCATGGTCGGGTACGTTTCGATCAGTCGATCCCGGAACTCTTCAAGACTGGATACTGTGTCGAGTAGCTCTTTGATCTGATCAACCATGTCATCCAGTTGGGCGCCCACCACCGTCTCTAATGTGCGGACCTGATTGTCCACTACGTCGGGTAGCACTGCTGGTTTTTTCGGTACTTGCTCTTGGTTGATCGCCTGACCAAGCGATGGAGGTACTGCTACGACTGGAGGTCCTAGCAGATCAGCCCCCTTGGCCGGTTCAGGAATGCTGAGTTTGTCCCGGACAACCGACTGCTCAACTTTCAGTCCTAGTGGCACCAGCTTTTCCAAAGCTGTGACCAACAGCGTTGTGTCCTCTGGCTGTGGCACGTCGATGATCAGCTTGGGATATTTGCGACCTGGTGCAAAGTTCAGGTCACACCAAGGCCGCACAAAGAACCGATTCAAAGTGTTGGATTCGGCCTTGGCATCAGCCTGCAGCAGATCGAGGCGAACCTCATTATGAACTTTGGCTTGTGCTTGGCTGGAACCATCGTCGGTAGACATGGTTTGGCCGACCACGGCTTTACTGACCTGTTTGTCCCACCACTCAGCCAGTCCCTTGAAGAAGTCACCGGCGCCTGCAACGTTGGACGCATTCTGAAAATCGATGCGCATACTGTCCGGGATAACTGCAGCGGCATCGCTGCCAAGGTTCGCCACGGCAGACATCAGCGTATTGATGTCCTCTTTACTTGCACCTGGCCCATAACGACCGACACGCATAGGCATGCCAAAGATGTCGGCAAACCCCATCCAGTCTTTCCATGTCCAGGCTTTGCACATGTAACCCACGGCAGCGAGACGAGCCAATCCACCCCGAATGGGCAAGCCTGAACGGATTCGCGGGTAGTGAACGATGAATTTATAGGGCGCCAAGGCGACACCGTTAACCGGGTCAGCCTCATCAAGCAGGCGCAGTTCCCGACCGGTGTCACGGTCGAATTGGAAAAAGCGTTGGTCGCGAGGCTCGAACCGGGACGGCATCCACGTTTTACCACTGCGGTCCCACATGATTTCAGAGACTGCATAGCCCTTGCCGAGGGCGTCGGTCAGGTCTGCTTGCAATTCCCCAAACTCAGGTGAACCCACCAGTTCACTCAGGGCATCGGCCCGACGCACGTCTTCTGGATCATCGCTGGCAGCTTCGACACGGATGTTGAGTCCTGAGATAGCCAGCTTACGAGTGCCCAAAACGGAGGCGTAATGCAGATCACGCTCCTCCATTTCCTCGGCAAGGGTCAAGTAATCGTGAGCAGATCCCTCGGCAGCAGCCTGCAGGATGTTGGCAAGTCGACCAGGTGTAAGACCGCTGGCCACCGACGAGTGCCATATCTGACGTATGCCGGTGGTGCGCGCAGCGGCCAGCTCTTCAGTGAGCTGGTCGTATTGGATTGGCCGACCGTACTGGTCAACTATTTTGGATTGGGCCATTACCAAATGCCTTTCTTGGAGCGCCAACCAGCACCCGTCTGGATCTCTCGATCACTGTCGGCAGCAGGCTGGACACGGTGATATTCGAATATTTCGGTTTCTTGCCGAGAGGCGTAGTCGGCAAGCACTGCGGCAATACCGGCGTCACCGTGACGCTTGGGGCCGGACTTCTCGCCTTTTTCATTGGTGCGCTTTTCAGGGATGCGGGCCACACCCTTGACCATACGGAAGGCGCGCACGTCGCTGACCACGTCCTTGTCAGCCGGGATGTCGTAAAAGGTGTCGTCTTCAAGTGCGGCCTTGAACGGCGGCATGTTGTCGCGATACCAGCCCTCGCTGAGCATCACCCGTTCTACACGGTTGAAGCCAAACTCGATGGCAGTGTCTTCAGACAGCTGCGAGCCATTGCCCCTGGCATCGTCAGCGCCTTTAAGAAAGTTTGGCAAGCGACGGAGGATGTAGAACTTGATCTGGCTCTGCTGTTTAAAGGGAACGTTACGCAGCTCGACCACAAAGGGCGTGCGTTTGCGTAGGTTCTGCTCTTTGACCAAAGGCCATATCACAGACAAGTCGCCGCTACGCCCAAAGTCCATGCCGTAATAGCTTTGAACATCCAAGGGGATTGCAGTCAGCAACGGCTTGAGATGTTCCTCGCACCATTCAAGCGACTCGGCCAAGCGCATGTGTTCGGGCAATGTCTCGTAGCCTTGCGGGTAGGCCAGGCGCAGTACCGGCACGTCGCGGTTACTGCGCTGCTCGACCAATGCCAGGCTCAAGAAGGCACCACCGCCTTGGGACGGCACGCAGTCGAGTTCTTCCTCGGCAGCATCGCCATAGAAGTCGTAAACATCCTGAACCCAGGCCGCCTCTTCTTCAGGCTTGTACTCAATGCCCTTGCGCAGACAAACCCTGTTGTAAAGACCATCAGACACCGCCTCACGAAAGGGGCAGCGAAACAGTGCGCCCTTGCGCTTACCTGCGCGAATATCGTTGATCAGTTCGTTGAAGGCGTTTTCAGTACCGTCGTGCGTGCTGATGACATGCACTTCACCGCCCCAGATCAGCAACGCCAAGGCAGCTTTGAGCAACTCGGCCAAGTCCTGGTGGAATGCGGCCTCGTCGATCACGACCACACCTTGACGACCACGCAGGTTGGAGGGGCGACTGGTCAGCGCGACTATTCGATGCCCACTGGGGAACACTATGGTGTAGGTCTTGATGTGCTTTTCGGGATCACTGTCCGGCCAGATACCTTCTTCTATTTCCCCGGCGGCATAGTTGAAAGCCCGCGCCCACATTGCGCAGGCCTGGATGTACTCGACCGTCATGTCCTGGTTGTAGCCGAGGTAATAGACGGTCTGTCCACCGGCTGGTTTTTCAGCGGCGGCGACCAGGACATTATCCGCAGCCTCTGCCCAGGTGAGACCAATCCGGCGTGACTTCTCACCAACCTTGAGAGGGGCTCGAATACCGATCCACTCTTTCTGATAGTCGAGCAATACCGCTGGCGCTACCTGGTTGGCAGTACTGTCTAGAACAGTGGGTACGCTCATGCTTTCTTCCTTCGCCCTAGATACCAGGCGAGGGTTAAAAATATCGCAACATTGATGTCACATGAGAGAAGTTGGGCTGCATTGCTTTCATTTGCACCAAGAGCAGTCAAACCTGCACACATTGCAAAAGACATGAAGTAATTCATGAGGCCATCCCCAGAATTTCGCGACGGATCTCATCAACCGTCGCTTGGTTCAGGCCGCCTTTCTTGGCGATTTTCTCGACACGCGATGCGGCTGCTTCAGCTTTTTCACGATATTCGGTTTGCCATTTCTTTTGGGCAATAGAGGCTTTACCCAACTCTGCTACCGCTTTCGCTACTTTTGGTAGGTCGAACGATTTACCGTCGGCCATCAGGATCTTGAATAGATGTTCTTGAACCAAGCGCATCAAGGCTTCGTTGACGGCACCTTCCTCATCCGGCGCCGCAGCCACTACGGCGCGAGCCTGTTCACTCGCCATCTTGAGCGCTGACAGTTTGGACTCAAAGTCCTGGCCATAACGATGCAGTGCTGACTTGCTGATTGAAAAGCCTTGGGCTGAAAGCTCAGCCGCTAAGGTTTCATATTCACTAAAACCGTTTTCAGCTAGGGCTTTGTCAAGCCAAGCCTTAACTGGCTTAGGTAGGCCGGCAACTTTGCTACGTGGCGGCATAGTCGATCACCAGTACTTTTCAGGACGGGCAATACCTGGATTGCAATCAATGGTGTACTCGGCGATATCAACGCCATAGTGCGTTAACCCGCAAATCCAGACACCGACTGGTTGCTTCTTCAAAGTTACCAAGCTGCGATCAGCCAAGTAGTCCAGCTCACGACGCAGCTCCATTGAAGTAGCGTCCGGGAAAATGCCTTGAATGGTCGAGAGAACTACCGCTTCATGAGGATCGACCGGGCGCGAAGTATTAAGGGTCAGCAAAATGTACCAGCGCAAGGACTCCCGGCGCACTTTGGCAGGATCAATGTTCATGAGCGTGCTCCTTTAAGTTGAACGTTTTCTAACTTGAGAGCCAAAGCATCGAGCTTCGCCTCGATCACAGTTTGGTTTCGGACGTAGTCTTCGCGTCGCACATAATGCAAAGGCATATCTGCACGCAGCCGCTCGAAGCTAAGTTCCAAGTTGCGCAAGCGTTCACCGTCTTTGGCGACAGCGTTGAAGCGGTCATCCATGACTGCAAAACGCTGATCTAACCGACGTTCAGTCTGAAGCAGTAACAGCTTCACCAGCCCTGCAAAACCACTGAGCACGCCGACAGCGATACCGATTAGCTGGTACAGCGGCATTTCAATCATCGACATCGCTTACTCCGTTTCTCGCGGCGTGTTTGGCATTGAGTGCAATGCTGCACACCTGGTATTGCTAATCGCCGTTTTTCAGGTATCGGTGACTGGCAATCCTCGACCACACAAAACTCTGCCGAGGGTCCAGTCAGAACTTCCCGTTGTGCCAAATGTGTCGCTAAAGCGCTCTCGTTGTGGATGGCTTCAAGCTTGCTGGCAAAATCACTTGCTTCCATTAAGTGTCCAGTCGATCAGGCGGTTGAGTTGGGATCTGCAAGAGCCATGCAGTTCGCCATTGTGTATCTGATTGGTAAGTACAAGAGACTGGGTGACGCCTGAGTCGAGGCTGTCAGCGGCTCCGGGTTCATTGGGCGACGTAGTAGTTCTGCCGGTGGCTGAACCGTTGGATTGGGCAGGCATTGAGGTGTCGATGCCGTTGGCGGTGTTCCACACGCGGACAAAACCAACAGTGAACACACCAGAAGGCAATGGCTCAGGCAGCGAGTCGAGGGTGCGGCGATATAGAGTCGTGACACGGGTAACTTCTCGAGAGAGGGTGTCTGTGGTTTTACGCAAGGCTTCTTTTGCATCAGCCAACTGGGATGCCAACTGATTGCCTCTGGCTTGTTCATTACGCAACAGAGTATTTGCTTGAATGGCGGCAGCCGTTTGTGCATCCGCCGCATCCATTTTTTCAACGGCATGTTTTTCACGAAGCTCAGCAATGGCCTTGTCGCCCGTTTTTTTGGCAGAGGCATAGCCCGCGTCGTATCTGCTCTGACCGAAGTCATCGAGCGCTACCAGCACACCACCCAAAATTACGAGCATGACTATGGCTGGTAGGGTTTTGATTAGAAGGTCTTTCATAGGCAGATACCTTTGCCCCAGCCCGCGTTTTCATAGAGCGGCTCCCAGCGCATAAGGATCAAGCGCGGATAGTCACGGTTCTCTTTGAAATTGGCAGCCGAGCGGCCAGCGTTGAACCGCTCGACAGACTCAAACCAAGTCAGCGGATCGGCACCCTTAGCCGATGCCAACTTACGGTCACGAATCACCCAGCCCAAACCGCCGTTGTAGGCCGAAAGCATCATGGCTGCTCGGTCACAGGGTGTATGTGCCTGGACGCGGCTTGCCAGCCAACGGTCATAGCTGACCAGGGCTTGCATAGACCATGCGGGGTTAAAGGGCTCAACCTTGCCAAGGGCTTTAGGAAACAACTCGGCGAGCCAATTCGCGGTCGAGGGCATCACTTGGCCCAAGCCTTGCGCGCCAACAGGTGACTTGGCATCAAACTTCCAGCGGCTTTCCTGATGAATCTGCGCCGCAAAAGTTGCCACGGGCGCATCCAGTCCCCACTCAGCTTGAGCTATGCGGGTCAGGTCGCGGCGGTAACGATCTGCATCAGCTGGAATTTCTGCATGCGCCTGTGCTGCCACTGCAAGGCCGATAATTGAGGCCATGCTGACGGCCCCTATAAGAAGAATTCTGCGCATACTCAGAGCCCCAGGGTCAGGCCAAGAACGCACGCAAGCACGACCAAGGCGCGACGAATGCCTGCCAGTGGCTGCGCTGTACGCATCACCCGGTTCGGTCGGGCATAGGGAAACAGTGCCCGATCAATCCAGTAACCGAGGACACCACCGAGCGTGACCAGACCGGCTTTGTAGAGCACCACCGGCAATTTGGTCGGCGCAACAACCGACAAGCCAATCAGAAGAATCAGCGTGATAACGGTCCAGTTGGTCATTCGTGGCGCGTGAGGTCTGCGTTTTAAAAAGTGAGGTCTCATTGATGTGCTCGTGGCGAGTTGAGGGAACTGCGCAGTGCGCTTAGGTGTTGCGCCGCAACGACGGGATTACCTTGAATGTGTACCGGCTTGCGGTATTCACCGATGGCGGGACCAGCAGGCGCAGCGGCAGGGCGGAATCGCTCTCGCTCCCGTACGTGCTTTTCAGCAAGCGCTTCACCCTGGAGAACATAAGAGCGCACCATTTCCACCCATTCGGACGGGACCTTTTCCCACAACGTTTTACGGGATAGATCATCCCCGGCAGCGAGAATCAGGCGCGCATGCTGACGCGGCCACTTTGGCCGTGTGACTTTTTGGGGAGCGGGATCTGAGCGCATGGTGCGAACCTGCCGTTATGGGGTACGGAGGTAAGCTTCGCGTGAAGAGCTGGATGCTGGCGTTTCGTCGCCGCGCAAGAAAAACCCCGCTCGATGGCGGGGGCACGTGGTCATAGCTGGCGTATTTTTTTTACAAAGGCAATGTCTTCCTCAGACTTTCCCTCCTTTCGTAACTCAGCTTCAACATCTGCATCTGAATGATAGCCTTCATCAGATGAGAGGCTTAGATCAGGACTACTAATTTCTGATGTGCACTGGACTGAGTCTTTCTCCCAATTCATTCGTGAGTAGTCAATTTCGTGCTTTGTGGGTTGCTTGTTCAGGCATGCACCACTGATAAATGCAACATCTGAGAGCATCGACGCACATCCGGAATAGACGAATCGCGCCCTATAACTGAGGTGGTCTGTTGGCTGTGCGGTTCTTTGCGAGTTAATTGTTTTGATGATTTGGAGCAGATGAGGGGTGCTGCCAATTTTGCAGGCTTCGCTGCTCTCTTCCCACAAACGATTCGCTAGCTTCAGGTTGAATGACGCCTCAATAGCAGCCTGCTCAGGGCTGATTTTTAAAATGCCGTCAGCAAGGCATAGCCCGGATATTGACATCGACACAACCAGAATTAGAGAAGCATTTTTTCTTTTCATTCAATGCCTCGTCCCTTCATCAAAACCAAACAGGTCAGGTTCGCTCTTCCGATGAAGTACGCGTTGACGAGCAAGGATGTCATAGATGGTCTGGCTGATAAGGCGATACTTTCGAGCCAGGTCAATCGGGTGCATGTTGTTTTCTCGCCAGTCATGGAAGATCGCAGCATCACGCATGGCCCTTTTCAATGAGTCGCCTCGGGGTAGATAAACGACACTCCCACCCAACGTATCGCAGATCGCAAAGACCACATGACGAGCTAGCTCAGATGGAGTCGCTCCGTCTTTTAACTCTGTCTTCAACTTAGCCTCGGCGATCTCGACCATTTCTTTCAGCGTACCCTCCCAGCGGGTGATCACAGCAGGATCTTGCATATGCGCCAGCACCTTGGCCGGATCGAGCTTATCGCTGTCGTCAGGGAAAAGTTGCTCACTCATGACTCTGGTCTCCCGTGGCGTCGCGCATCATAAGTCAGCGCGGCAACCATTTTTCGTAATTGGTCTGGGTCCAGCCATTCGACCCGTTCTACCTTGAACATACGATACGCCATGCCATCAGCATACGCCCAGGATCGTTTTGCCTCGGCAAGAAAAGCCTCAATTTTACCCACCAGTTTTGCACGATCTGGTGCAGCCACAGGAGCTTTACGACCATGTTTTTTGGATGGCCCCGAGGTCCAGCCCAAGCGGGCGAACTCGGCCAGGACAACACCAATCTGGCGGGGATTCAGATCTTTCGCCGAACGAACACCTGCCACACGGGCCAGTAAGGAGCGATACGTTTCATCGTCCAGGCCCAAATCTTTTTTAGCTATGTGGATTTTGCTGAGTTGCAGATTTCGTGTGCTCACGGTCTTGCTCCATTCATAAGTGCCCTGAATGCAACTGGGTCGCTTCGGGACAGTCTCGCAGCGCCATGGATGACCATGGTGAGCGCGTGTTCTGTTTCGTCGAGTTCCCCGGCGATACGGATTTGTTCCAGCTCACTTTGGGTTCCACGGTAGAGTTCTATCTTGAGTTTTTTGGCACCCATAGCCACGCGCTTATCCTTCTCGCGCTTGCGCTGAGCGCGTTTTCGCTCGCGTGCCAGACGGGTCTTTCGTTGCTTAGGGGTTTCGTCTGTCATTGGTTGGCTGCTCATCAGTACCGGACAACCACGTCCGGCAGACAGCCCCGGCGTACCAGGGCGGTTTCGCTTAGTTGAGTGAGAGCTGATCCTGGCCGTTAACACCGTGATTCAGACGCACATCGCCCGCAGCGATAATTCCGTACAAGGCATCGGTCGTGGATCGCATTCCATTGCTCTTGTTAGCGTTTCGGTCTCGACAATCAAGCTTTTCCGTATCCGCGTGATTCTTCAGCATGTATGCCACCGTTGCCTGGGACGGTTCATCCTTTCCAGCAAAAGCCATGACCTGCTTACGTACAGCCGACACCCAGGCCGAGCAGAACACATCGGCGCGCTTGGTCTTGGTTGCGGGCTTGCAGCGCTTCAACTGAGTGCTAATAAAGTCTCGGCGCGACTGGCGAACCTGACGGAGCAAAAGAGTCATGGTGTAGCTGGCCAGCTCCGCCAGTTCGCCGATGAAGCGCCACTCACCAATACCTGACATGAAAAGAACTTTGCAGGCATAGGCTTGGCTCACGGCCCCCACAAGGTTGGCTTCCCACTGTGGCGGGGTGATCTTGGAGCCACTACGAGCCGCGCACTCGTACACGTCGGAAAGGTGAACATCAGATTCTTCCAAGCGGTACTTTTCCATCAGAGCACGGGCTTGGCGCATCGCGGCAGCGGCTTCGTGGGGGTTGTCGCTTGCTGCCAGGCGCAGCAGTTTCTTGATTTTTTCCAAAGCCTTGTTGTGGTTCATGTCGTCACATCTCGTTGATACGGGTGATGCTGGTGTTATTGGCCAGCAGATGTTTTTTCAGTGAGTTGAAGCTTTTCCAAGACCAGTCATAGGTGATGAATTTGACTGCCTGAGCTTCGGCGGCTTTGCGTTTTCCGTAGACCTTTTGATAGAACTCAATTTCTTTTTTGGTATGAAGGGCACGAGTCACCTTGCGGTAAAAGCGGCGAGCCTCCTCATGTTCGGGCTCCCCGGTTCTGTGGTTGCAGGCCAACCAGGCCCCCTTCAAATATCCATCCACATAGACCAGCGTTGACCAGCTTTTTTTGGTGCTGTCAGTCTGCTGTGATAGGTGGATCTCAAAGCCATCACACTTGAGCTTCATGAAGCCCCAAGGGCTTGCCATCTGCTCTTTCAATGCATCCCAATCGGATTGCTCCATCGTTTCCTCGGCTGCTCATCAGTACCAGGCAACCACGCCTGGCAGACCGCCTCGGAAGACCGGGGCGGTTTCGCATCAGTGAATGGTTGGTTTAGATGTTGCTTGTGCACGGTCTGCTTGGCATTGCTCGCAGCTACAGGCAGTAGGTTTCAGGAGGCTTGGAGCTATGGTTGCCAAACTAAGAGCAAGCCGTGCCGCAGGACCTAGCCTGTCCGTCAGCTTGGATGAGCCCGAGAGATTTATGGTGACGCCCAAATCATCGTCGTCATTAATGGTGATCGTGTACTGAGCCATGGGTACTCCTGGAGATACTTGATAGGTTCTTGGCATTTCTGCCGGGTTAGATGTCGTCAGCGTTTTTGAAGTGGTAGTGGTAAAGAGCCAACATTGCTGGACCGCCTTCCTGAGTTTCCTCTACGCACTCAACTTCTGCGTCAGGACACAGTTTCTGGATCAACCGATCAGCCGCTTTTCTGGCTGACTCCGCTGAAGAAGCTGTGGTTTTGTAACCTGGTGCTTTGGCCTGGTATGCGCCCGTGCTGTAAAAGCACCTGATGGTGATTGTTCTCATTTCAAACCCCCGCGATATCGAGGCTGATGGGTTCGTATTGATCGGTATCGCCGACACGTTGATAGACGCGGATATAGGATTTAGAACCAACTACCTGGCAGGCATCGCCGATGGCCTGCATGGCACGCTGCCAACGCTCATCACTGATCTCCATCCGACGCAGCGCCAATACACGCGCTGTTCGGATATCGCCTTTTTGGTCAGTACGAAAAGCATCGTTAACCAAGGTGACGACTTCAGGGCGAGCGCCTGTTGTCCAATCGCGCAGGCATTCGTCGATCAGGGCACGAGCCGCCTGTAAGCGCTCGTCAAAGGCAATACTTTCCTGCACAGCGCGCATGATCTTGTAACGCCCATCGAAGCTGATCAGGCTGACGTTTCCTTTCTTGCCGCCGATCTGTGCGCCGTATTGCTCCGCACTAAGCTCGACAAAGGCTTCAATGTCGCCGAAGGCACAAGCCTTGAACTTGGCCAAAACTTCACTGGCTGCACGTGCTTTTTCAACCAGACCGAGCACCAAAGCATCTCTTTCAAGGTCGATGGGCTTGATCATGCTTTCGGGGATCAACCGCTTCTGAGCATCAATGCGGTAGCCTTCTGGAATGGTCTGTTGTGTATTCATTGTTGAATTCCTTAATGCAGAGTTGGGCGCGACCATTCGGAAGGTCGGGAGGCGCTGATGGATTCACGCCATTTCAAGGTCACGCCTTGAAAAAGCACGCTGAAGTGGGTGCTGCCAGCAGTCTTATGCCGCGTATAACCCGTGGAGTGGCCCTGCTTAACCAAGCCTTGGCCTGACTCGGGACTGATGACGAGGATGTTTTCGGCTGGATAGAAACCCTGGATGCGAATGCCTTGAGCCTGCAGGGCACGGGCTGCGGTGTTGAATACGCGCAGACGGTCAGCCAAGCTTTGATTCAGCACTTTCAGTTGGATGCGACTATTGGAGGCGAGCATGGACGATCTCCTTGTTGATGCAGTCGGGGTTGATTGAACAGTGCTGACAAGCGCGCCAACGCTGCATGGCCTGCGGGTTGTGGGTTGGCGCTGGTTTTTCGCGATAGCTTTGGCACTGGTCAGAAGTGACAGTCGCTTCCAGAGCTACGCACTCGATGCGCCCCAAGGTCTCCATTACGCGGCGCTCGACACCTGATGTGCTGGGCGAGCTGTAGCGATTTGCCAAAACCAGACTGACAGCGGTTCGGCTCATGCCGATGCGTTCGCCGGTCTTGGTTTTATTGCTCGCTGCAACTTCAGCTGCGAGCAATCGCACAAATAAAGGAACCTCGTTACCCCAAGCCGAAAGGTTGACCTGACTCATTTGCGCACCACCTGGTCAGCGTGACGCCAAACCACTTGATCTAGGTTAGGGTCATAGACCTGCTTGAAGTCACGCTGATAGATCGGGTGCTTCGGACCGGTATAGCGCGAAGGAACCAGGCGAAATCGGGTCTTATCACCCGCTGTGCCACCGCTACGAGTCAGGTATCCAGCCTTGGCAAGACCGCTCAAATAAACATGCGCCCCGAACTCACTGATGGTGACGCCATTGACACTGGCAGCAGTCGCAGCCTCGGCGGCGCTGAACTCACCGAGAATGCGCAGCGCACGCCAAATGTTCTCGGCACCGGCTGCATATTTGGAAATCTTTCCATCTTTGGTGACACGGGGAGCTTCGACGCCTTCATCTTTAATAAGAGTCCACTCAGCATCAAAGCGGTCCACGTTACGGACCTTGCTTACAATTCCTGCTTTCTCCATGTCACGGAAATAGGCACGTACTGCTTGATCATCCAGCCCCGACTTACGTGCAACCGCATAGGTTGTCAGGGCTTTAGGACCTACATTAACTGAGCGAATCGCTTCCCAGATATGTTGTCGCGGGGATTTACCGCCGACCATAATCAAGTGCGCGGGTCTGTTTTTAGCCATCACTCAAGCCCTCCGCGATGGCGCTTCGCCGGTGAACCAACCACGTGCGCCCCAGCCAGCAAGATCAATACTGTCGACGCACAAGGCTTGGGTCTCGCTATAGACCTTGTACAAGTTGACGGCAACGCGGCGCAGGCAGCCGTTAACTTTCTTGCGCAGGTCATCAAGCAAGTCATCAGCAAAGTGCAGTTTCGGGTAGCTTGATTCGGCCAAAGCCCGAAGATCATCAAGAGTGGCGCGTTGGGCAGGCACCCACTCCAGAACCCGGTTGTGCAGGCGTTCAAGCTTGGCAAGACTGCTGGGGACGCGCTCTTCTCCAATCAAGACAATGGTGCCTTCGCTTGCGTTGTAGAGGTCCGTCAATACGTTGGCGACTGCCTTCTCCAGCAGGTATTGCACGTCGTCAATCAGCAGAGGACGTCCACTGCGAGACAATTGTTCGGCGACCTGGTCAACCATCAACGAAAGGGTTGCAGCAGGAGCAATACCCATCTCACGCAAAATGGCCTGCAGAAAAGCCTTCTTGCTCCAGGTATCACGGCACTCTACGTAGTAGGCGCGGTGCTGATTCGCTGCGAAGGCAGCGCCTACGCTTTTACCCAAACCGCTCGCGCCGTACATCACCACCAGCCCAGGCAAGCCCGCAGGGCGTGCATGAGTGCGCGCGATAGCGGCAGACAAAAGGCCAACGTTAGTCAGGGGCACAATCTTGGTGATACTCATAATTTGACTCCTAAAGGTCTTTTTAAGCGCTGGCTTGTTTGGCGAACTCGAACATCTGACGGATCGACATGAAGTCCGGGTGCTGCGGATAACGGGAGTGCCACTGTGTCTCTTCGGGATTCAGCGATTCGCCGCTAGTTAAGCGGGCATCGAGTTGGTTCCAAAGGCGATAGCGGGCAGTTGGGTCGGTGGGAAGCTCAAAGGTCGGTGCTTGCGGTGCTGACAGTTGGGCAAAGCGCTGAGCTTCGGCCAGTTGCTCAAGCGGCAAGTCATAGGGGGAAGATGCAGATCCAATGACATGCATTTCAACGTCCTGGCCTGTGATGGTTTTTGCCTTTTTGACCAGCCGTGACAGTTGCCCGCGCTCGCGTTTTTCGCTGGCTTTTTCCAACATTGTTTTCGGCATTGCAGGGCTAGCGTTTCCGTCAAGCAGAGCTTCTCCAAGCAGGTCTCCATCCTGGGAGTGGATCCATACACGGCTGGCATCGCGGAAGTCATAGGCGACACGGACCTGTTCACCGTGGAAGCCGTCCAGATCCTTGAGGAAATAGGTGCCGGTGTTCCATTGCACCTGACAACGGTGCACGGTGCGCTCAACCTGTGGGCGGGTCAGGCTTTCAACGATGCGGGGGTCAGCCAGCAATGGCTCCCAACCCTCAACCTCGGCGGACTTCCACGCTTCCATAGGACTCTGGTGGCGTTTGCGCATGGTTTGGAGGTCACGAAACTTGGGCAGTCCACGGTGCGGGCGGCGGTTGTACTCATCGAGTGCCTGCTGTAAGTCTGAAAAAAAGACCGCGAACTCAGGGACGACTGTTGGGGCAATACCCAAAGCAAGCTGCTTGCGTGAAAGCTTATGCGTTTTAGTGGCGGCCTCTTTATCCATATCGGCGCCAATGTAGCTGTCGAAGGATTTGGCGAGCCTGACAAGGATTGTTTTGTGGGGGCGCTCAATCACGCCTCGGGCCTGTGAGTTGTAAGGCAGCGAGTGGGTGATGGTGCCGCCTAGACGGTCATTGACTTCGTAGACGGTGGCGTTATCAAAGCCGCTACCGTTGTCGACGTAGAAGATTTTATACATGCCACAGCGGCTTACGCCGTCACGCAAGGTATCCAGCGTGGCCAGAGTTGATTCGGCCAGGTTGACCGAAAAGCCCACGATTCGGCGCGTGGCCCAGTCAATGACCATGGTTATTTCTGGCCGAAAAATCTGCCCGGTCAGCGGGTTAATAACCTCAGCATCAAAAGTATGGCCGTCAGCCACCCAGACATCATTCGGCCAAAGCACGTCGGCTTGGCGGCGGTTGTAGGCTTTTAGAGCATTCAGCTCATGTGGCCCCATACGGCCGCGCTCACGAACCGATGGACTGAGCTTTTTCAGCCAGCGGCGTACGGCGTGAATGCTTGGGCAAACACTGGCTTGGATGTCCTGGTGCAACTGCTTGAACTGCTCGTACGCCGCTTCAACGCTCGGCTTCTGCGGGCGCTGGTAGTGTTTGAGGAATTCTGCTGCCCAAGCCGGGACGCTCATGTCTTTTTGGCGGCGGGCTGGAGCCAGGCCTGTTTCGCCGTGGGCGCGGTAATCCGCAAGCCAGCGCTTAAGCGTGCGCTCGGACAGGGTTCGGTCTTCAGTCTTGCGGTCGTTGGCGCGTATGACGCGGTCATTCAAGTAGGGGCTGAGGTCGCCAGTTTTTGCCAATGCGACCAGAGTCAGGATGGCGCGGTTTTGGCTGACTACCTTGCTCATACGTTCAATTTCGCGTACGAACGCGAGTCGCGCAGTCATCACGGATGATTGAGCATCACTCAACCGTGACGCATTTTCTACGTCACGCCCTGAGATAAGTACATGAGTGTCGGCAAGGATCTCCGGGGTGCTGTTAGCTACTGCCGTAGCGATAAGTGCCGCTTGTGTTTCCTTGGGTAAAACTGCGAATGCATACTCTATGGCTTTACTTCCAAGGCGGCGCTGACCCTCCCAGCACTCGCGCTGGGCAACTTTGCGGATACCTTGGACAGTGCCCGGCATGCTGGGCAAACCAGCAAGCTCCTGGGGCGTGTACCAGCTACGCATTATGATCACCCAACATTTTCTTCAACTCGCGAGCTTGTCGAGTGGCATTAGCAGCAACCCGCTCCAGTCTGCCCAGCTCGGTATCCAGGGCTTCACGGCCATAAGCCACGCGGCCACCACGCAAATGCACTTGCCAATTTGTCAGAACATGGCTGGCACAAACTTCTTCTAATAGCGCTGCTCTATATAGAGGAAGGTTGTGATCTGTTCGGGCAGGACTCGACCAAGCGTCTAACATGTTCTTGCTAACGTCGTCGCCTGACAGGCGAGACATGCGAGCAGCAATCTCATAACGGTCCAGTTCAGATCCTTTGAGGATCTCGCTCACCAACTCGCTGACTTGCGATGCGTAGTTGCCAAGTCCAGGGACTGAAAGTACTGGTTGTGGGACTGAGAAAATGTCTAACGTTTTGTCATCTTTTGGGTGACGCATGTTCAGGCACTCCTTGCCGCTTTACAGTGTCCAACCGGATAGAGTCCGGTATCCTTGCTGTAGGGGGCGTTTACTTCCGCCCGCGTAGGGCGCTGTCGGTGAGGTGTGCCGTCAGAGTTCCAACGCTCGGGCCAGATGTCGGCGGGGGCTAGACTTAGAGCGTCAGCCAAGGAGCGTTCGATACGCGGGTAAGGAGTGCTTTTGGCATTGCGGATAGCGCGGTCGGTGACTTTCAACACGCGTGCAAGTTCGGCCATAGAGGTGCCACGAACACGGAGTTGGTATTTGATCCACTCCCATCGGTTATCTGGGTCAGTGGGCAT